CTTCAGAGGCGTTCCTTTGCAGCTCTTTTATTAACTCGAGCTCCTGCTGGTATATAGATAACCTTTGCGCAGCGGCCCCTTGGCGATCTGTCAGTCCGGTTTTTAAATCATAATCAATTTGACTGAATGCAAGTTGCAATTCAAGGAGGCCGTCCTCATATGCTTCAAAAGCTGATTGTCTGCCTCTAACAAGCTTGAAATCACGTATCTTCCCAAGAAGATCTAAGATCTCTTCAAGAGTTGTCTCACCTCCAGATACGAAGTCGGAATATAGAGCGTCAAGCTGGGAGCCAAGCCTGTCAAGAGAGAAATCAGTGAGCTCACTAGCCTTCGTTACAACACCATCAACAAGTGTGTTCAGCAGCTCCAAGCTAGGGATATTGGATACCCTAAAGGCTTCCTTGAGTTTCTCAGCAAGGTTTAACCTCTTCAGCCTGTCCCCTAGCAGGGATATCTCGTCGCTGACATCCCTTATGGCCTTTGCCGAGCCCCCATTGTTGATGAGGTCTCTGAGCTGGGTATTAAGCGCGGAGAGCTTGTCCTGGATATTCTGCTCTTCGGTAATTACACCAATACTCCGCAAGGCTTCAGCCAGCCCAAAAGCTTCATCTCTGGCAGCACGTATCTCTGTGAGCTTGATCTTGCGCTCTAGCTGCTCGACGAATTTCTCATATACGTTAGCCGCTTCCTCGTAGTATTTGGCAAAGTCCACAGCGTTGTTCGCTGCAGCTTCCACGCCCAAAGAAGTGAGTTCCTTTGCTAACGCCTCAGCTAGCTTCTTCTGCTCTTCAAGAGTCCCCTTGCCAAGTAGACCTTCCAAAAAGTCTTTCGGGACACCCTGCTCTAGAACCCGAGTAAGGCTGAAGTTGGTGATGTCCTCGATTTTCTTCTTTACAGCGTCGAGGTCGTCAATGGCGAATCCAAACTCAGCAAAAGCCTCTGCTATCTTGTCTCTAGACTTGCTCCATGCGTCCTGAAACTCCTGCACAAGTTGCACGTTGAAGCCAAGGCTGGCTCCGTACTCCTCCGATAGCCTTACCTGCTCATCGGCTAGCTCAACAAGTAGATCCTGCCTCTCCTTGAGCGCTTTTTTTAGCTGAAACTCGCGGGCAATAAGCTTGTTTAAGTCAGATTGAGCTTTTTGCCTGGCCGAATCGATTTTTGGGTCATCCAGCGCTGTTTTTGGCACTACGCCTTGGGCTACAGCGATAGCAGTGGCCCTCCTGGCATCTGCCGCTTCATCTTTCGCCCTTTCAAGCACACTCTTGGCATCTTCAATGGCGCTTTCGGTATTTTTGAGTAGCTGCTGAAGCGCGGGGGTGCTAAGAGTTTCAAAGTTTGCTCCCTCCTTGGCTAGGTCGTTAAAGGTTTGAAGGGTCTCGTTTACGTTTTCCTGCTGATCGGCGTATCTGGCAGCTTGTATAGAGCTGTATACCCAGGCGCCAGCCAAGGCAGTGAGTACCGCAACGATGGCGCCAGGGCCAGTGAAAAGAGCTAGAACACCAGCGACCAAACCGCCAATAAGGGTGATGATGACGGGCATCACCGTTCCCATGATCACCAGGTTGGCGACGAGGTCTTTTGTGGCAGGGCTAGCCTCTGCAAAAGCAGTAGCCAAAGCCTCCACGCCATCAGCAGCAATCTCTACGTATGGAGCGAGTGACTCACCGATTTCGATTCCGAGGTCTTCAAAGCCAGCTTTCACCCTGGCTACGCTGATGAACAACTCCTTACCCAGGGCTGAGTTCATAGCGTCGAGAGCGCCCTTGGCGTCTAGAAGCTGCTGCTCTAGGAGTTTTGTCTCTGCTGTGTTTTGCTCGAAAATAGCACCTACCAGACCCGCCCTGTTTTTGAGGAGGTCAAAGATTTGCGCTGTATCGAGCATGCCAGACTCCAGCAGCCTGACCTGATCCTCTGTGAAGCCAAACTTCTGGCCAAGCCTGATAAGAGCAGTTTTGAGCCTGGTGCCGCCTCGCTCTGCCTTCTGTCCATTGTTAGCCAGTGTTCCCAAGAGAGCTACTGTTCTCTCAATAGAATAGTTAGCTTGGTTGGCTACAGAAGCAACGTTTTTGAGGGCTCCACCGATATTGGTAATGTCAAGAGCGCTGTTTTGGAACGCGACCGCGAAGATGTCACCTATCTCGGCGAAACTCCTGACTTCACCAGACGCGCTTTTGAACTGTCGCTGTGTCTCAGCGATGGTGGTGGAGACCTTCTCTAGTGACCCACCAAAAATCTGTGAAAGCTTGGCCGACACGTCCATGGCCTCGCTTACGTCGCTGGCAGAGAATCCGAGCTTCTTCAGCTCCAGACCCATCTTGAGTACCTCGGTGGCTGTAAACTTGGTGGTACGGCCTAGGAAACGAGCCTTATCAATTACCGCCTCAATCTCCTTCCCCTGTCCAATAGCCCTGAGCTGGGTGGCTAGCTCATTGAAGTTGGTGGCCACAGACAATGAGGCAGCCCCAACGAGGCCAAGCCCAACAGCTACGGACCGCAGGGTAGACGATCCAAGCGCTTGGGCCTGTTGAGTAAACTGGGCAAGCTTTGTTCTTGCAATTTCAGTGTTACGAAGGAATGGCTTGAGGTCCAGTGTAAGGACCGCTGCCAACCTACTTGCTCCAGTAATACTAGCCATCAGAATTTTCTCATTTTCTCCAGAAGTGCCGCAGCTTCTTCTTTGCTGGACACAGCTTGATTAGACTTTTTAGCGAATGGATGGAACTCATCCGGACCGAACGTTTTACCCTTGGCAGAGTTGACATTTGCGATCAGGGCCATGATAGAAGCCGTGTGATCCCATCTGTAACTCATGGACTCAACCCATCCTTCGCGGTACCAGTAGTACTCCCTCAACGTCATACCCCAGAACTGATCTGGCAAAAGCCCCATGCAGAGCCCAGACCTGTACAGTTCGTACCACGTAAGCTCAGATTTCTCAGAGCCAAGTGGCGGGGTTATCCGTTTCCCCCATCCCCGTCACCAGCAGCACCGCCCAAAGCATCGGTAACAGCGCTGATCATAGACTGGAATGTTTTGTCGTCCTCGAGTACCTGGGCACAGAAAGTTTCAAATTCTGGAAGTCCAGAATCTTTAGCCTGCCGAGCAGCCTCGTTCTTCACCCCGTAATAAGCAAAAGCAGGGATGGCCGTGAGTGGGTCGTCGTTGAGCCACTTGTCCATCTCTGACAGTTTCACCCCCATGGCGTTACACATAAGGCGCATGGCGTTAAGGGTCAGTGAAGCTTGGTACTTCTTTTTTCCGATCGTGAATTCGAATTGTCCTCTAAGAGTATTATTCATGTGGTTGGTAAAAAATGGGGCGACGAGCGTTCCCGCCGCCCCGGGTTATTATGCTGCTTTGTAGAGAGCGTCGACGCCCGTCAGAGAGACGCTGTAAGTAGCGATCTCATCAACACCACCAGAGAGGCTTACGCTTTCGATGAGTGCCTGTCCGACATAGTCAACTTTCGTACCGTTCTTGTCAATAGAGAACTTGACGAAGACGTAGTACTTGTTGCGAGCGATATCCATCAGGTCGACACCTGCGTCGGGAGAGACCTGGATCAACCCATCAGCCGTCAGGCTCCAGTCCTGAGTAGACTCCTGAAGGGTTCCTCCCTCGCCATCGCGAGCGACGTTTTCAACGGAGTTGGTGAGCTCAAGGTTTGTGCTTGTAGCGGCACCAGCTAGCGTGAGGTCTGTTGCTGTAAAGGTATCGGTGCTATGAACGATAGACCCATAGCCACGAAAGATGTTTACCTCTCCGCTTGTGGCATCCTCGTCAGCCACGATTGCAGCGCTGTAGTCAACGTCTGCTGCTGTGGCCGCAGATGCCGTGTCGCTGTATGGGAAGAGGACTGCCGTCTTGTTTTGTGAGTTGTCGCTATCGTAGTAGATAGCCAAACAGTTTGCGTTAATTACTGCCATGATTCCTGTTTTATGCGTTAACGTACTTGTAGAGCTTTCCGTAACCGCGAACAGTGACAGAGTAGGTGGCGGTATCGTCGAATCCGCCAGTGATGCTCACGTTTTCAATGATACCCTGACCGATATAGTTCACGTAGTTTTCGTTCGCCCCAGCGGTGTCCTTCTTGGTGACATCGAGGACGAAGCGAACGATGACGTACTCACTGGCGCGGGCGATGTCCATCAATCCAGTAGCACCCTTTTGGCCAGAGACCAGGGTGTCCTGTACAAGACCGTCTGCAGAGAAACTCCAGCTTTGAGCACCTCCCACGATATAGGTCTCTGAGTTGCACTGAGTGGATTTGGCTACCACCTCGTCGATGGTGTTGTTCATGTCTAGCGTAGTAGACGTAGCGGCAGCGAGAAGCTCCAGGCTACTTACGCCGTTTGCCCAAGCTGAGCTGCTTTCATAGCCGATGGCTGGAAGGTTGGTGTCTTCGAGGATGTTGCTTCCGTTCACGAGGATGCCGTACTCTCCATCAGCGGCTTCAGACAGGAATGTTGTTTGAGCAGCGCTCAAAGTAGTGTCGTCAACAACCCGGTACGCAGAAGTCTGCCCCTCTGCGTACCGGGTTGTTG